GGCTTACTGTATTTTTTAAGGCTTTCACTTCTTCATTTCGCATTTCAAGGTTTAGGCTTAGACAATTGAAAGTGATTTTGTCATCATCTTCTTCGACAATGACAGAATCAAAAAGGAAATCCTCTCCCTCATACTGAAAGCTGAAATAAGCTCGTTCATTTAACAGTTGAACATAATCTTGGACTACTCCATTTTTAATTTTGTTTACGGTGAAATCAAAGGTTGATGTCCCCTGTGCTAAGTAGCGATGAAAATTATCATCCTTAAAATCAGGTGTTTCTGAATCATCATTACTGAGAAAACCAACCCGTTGTAAAGTGTGGTCATGAATTGAGATTAACATTATAAGATTCGCTCCTTCCACTCGATTTCAACTTTAGGTGGGCTTGTCGTGAAATTTGAATAAACAATATCTAGTTTTTGACTTGTTCCTGGTGGAATTGAAAAGAACTCTGAACCAGTGATATAGTCTGAGTTCGCCCCTAAGTCATTAACTGTGATTTTTGATTTTTTCATATCAACCTTTACTTCATCTTCCGGTTGGTACTTATTAAGAATATCCACAGTATACTCATTGTTTAAATTCATGAGTTTAAATGATCTAAGACTTGTATCTGCTACCATTTGATAATACCGTCTTTTAGCCATCACGACATAAACATAAGCAAGTTTGGTAGATGCTGGCACATCATCCATGGGATAAGTTTCAGCCATCGCTCGCCAGTAAAAAGAAATCTTGTTTCCTTGCTTGACAATAGCCTGTCCGCCATGACTTGCAGCAAAAAGTGGAGCACCGTTTTTATCTGGTTTTCCAGTAGTCGCTGAGAATGTATGGTTTTTGAAATGTTTTAATTTTTTATCTCCACCAATCAGCCAAAAGTTCAAACTTGCATTTTCACCAATACCTCCTTTATAGATTTCAAAGCAAGCAAGAGGCTGTTTGTTTTCATCCGCAAAATGGATTTGAAATCTGCCACACTGTTCAAGGTTCTTTTGAATATAGAGCGTATTGAAATTAGCATGCCAATCTTTAACATAATTACCCAAATCATCTTTAGGTACTTCATATCTTAAAACTCCTGCGTTCCAAAGCGAAGATTGTGCCATTGCTCCAATTCGAATTCCATCATCTTTCCAAGCAATCGTACTATTTAATGGCATACCATCAAGATTTGTTGGCCATGAAGTCGTCCAGCTTGTATCTGGAACAAAGTTAGTTTCAAAATCAGACTTAGTTTTAAAATCACAGACTAGCTTTTGACTTTTAGCGGTGGTTGTATCTGCTTCATCTGGATTACCAATTTCAAGGATTCCGTTTTGCCCAACAAAGGCTAAATAGCCTGTTTCAGATGTTGGAGTGACTTTAATTGTGGGATAGATAGGCAAGGTTCCATTGTTATTAATCAATACCGAAACTGAGTGATCAGCATTATTTACGATGGTTCCATTTTCATGTCCTGAGTTATCATTATTCAATACTTTAGTATCGACTGATTCTGCGTAACCGCTTGGAACTAAGAACGTGAGAGTACCTGTAGCAAGTAAACTTGTAATGTTTTCAGAAAGAGTTTGCGCTCCGTTTGGCAATGCATGCCAAACTTTATTGGGTTCATCACTAAAAATCAAAGGTGCTGGTTCATTCGTATCCAACACCTTTGCTAATTGTTCTCTTATTTCAACCCAGTCGCCTGGGACTCCGCTTTTTATAAAGGATATATTTATCGTTTTTGCGGAAAGACTACTTCTTAAAAAGGTCTGCCCATATCTAGAAACAGAATCTGACAATATATTGTTCCATGAGGAACCAATGTTCCTATCAATAGCTGTAAATCCACTAATTAGAGCAGAGATGTCATAACCATTAAAATTTATTGAAAAAGTCATTAATTATTATTCCCCCAAATCCAATTGTTTTTATTTTCTTCATTTTTAAGTGCAATATTCATATCTTTTGCTAATAGATTTGTAGCCATTTTTCCATCTATCATTGCATAAGCCAGTATAGGATTTTTCTTAATATCTTCCACAGAATCATTTAATTGAGTTAAAAGTGATACTATAGGGGCGAATGTAGAAAGTGATTCTAAACTGTTATAACCGTTATTTTTATTGACAACTTGGCTTGCTTGATTCAATAATTGTGTCGCTCTCGATTTCTTCTGTGGATCAAGGGGAATAACCATCTCAGGACGATTTCCTTCAGCAATTTCATAGAAACCATGAGCATTTATGATTCCACCATTTTCATAGCCATGCCCATTTCCAAGGAATGACAAACTTGGGCCATAGGTTTTTTTAGCATAATTAAGAGCAGCTAATAAGTTATCGTAACCATTAAAAATATCACCGTGACCAGGGAATTTATTGGCGTTGAATGTTGAGGAGATTGTTTGCATCAACCCTTTAGCAAGGTCACCAGTGATATTGTTAATATCTCCGATGTTCCCTTGAACCGCTTTTTCATTTCCGCTTGATTCAGAAGAAATTTGACGGAGCACACGGTCAATCATGTCTTGGCTTGTGCTCAAGCCGTTAGCTGCAAGCGCCTGTTTAACTTGTCCAGCCCAACGTTGAACACCGGAACCAGATGGCGAGCCTTGTGAACCTCCTGCATCTGATTCAGCTTTTTTGAAAAATGATTGTAAGAATTTTACAAAATTATCTTGTGCTGTTTGAGCAGAACCTTTTGCCATCCTAGTTACAACTGGCGGAAAGTCATTTTCTAAATCATCTAATCCTAATCCGTTGTAAATAGCTTCTACAACACCTTTAGGACCTTTTGAAATAACACTTGTGACATCTTTATATGTTGATTTAACCCATCCAAGCGCATCTGATAGGAAGCCAGATACACCGTCAGCATGAGCTGGTAAATTAGCTGTTAATGACAGGAACTCTTTTGACATTGAGTGAGGAAGAATTGAAGTTCCAGCTTTCAAATTACGAATTTCAGGGCCTTGTTGACCAACCGCAAAAATACCACGGTTTGGATGATGAGCAAGTTCAAATCCTTCTTCACCAACTAAAGCTGTTTCATCTTGCGCTAAACCACGAGTACCTGTCGCAAAACCTTTAAGGCTAACATGACCGATATTCCCCCAACCTTTATGTAAGAAGTTAAGAACTCCGTTAATTCCATCAATGAATGAATTGATTAAATTTCTAGAATCCTTAAATCCTTTAGTATATTGTTCGACAGTCTCTCCTTGCTCTTTAGCTGCAGCTTTAACATTTTTATCGGCTTTACTATTCGCTAATTCAACTGTTTTATCATGGGTTTTTTGTGCTTTATCAGTAACCTCTGTTTGTTGCTTTTTAGCTGCTGAAATTGTATCATCTCTTTGCTTTTGAGCATTTTTAACAATTTCATCATATTGTGCCTTAGACATTGATCCGTTTTCTGCCCGTTCTTTGTCCGCTGCTGCTACTGTCTTCTTGTATTTTTCGTTAGCTGCTTTAACAGCTTCATCTTTTTGCTTTTGAGCCTTATCCTTAACACCTTTATATTCATCGTCAGCCTTTTCAAGCGTATCAATTAATTGTTTTTGATTTAATTTTCCTTTTTTATTTTTTAAATCATCAAGTAAATCAAGCTGTTTATTTTGAGCAATTTTTGTAGCAGTATTAATTTGATTATTCATCTGCTCTTCAGCTTTGGTTTGCGTTTTAGCATAATCTTTTTCAAGCTTATTCATCGCTTCATTATGTTTCTTCTTAGCAGCTTGTTGAGCCTTATTAAAATCACTATTTTCTTTAGCAATTTCTTTATTCATTTCTTGTTGATATTCAGGAGAATTTTTGCCATAAGTTTTCTCTATTTTGAGAAGTTCAGAAGTATTACCGGACTTAATTTTTTTCATTAGGTTAGCATGGTTACTAGCATCCTTTTGAGATTGTGTGTCATAACTTTTTTGAGATTTTGCCACATCCGAATAATATTTATCAGTATTCTTCTTCATCTCATCAAGATTCTTTTTCTGAGCTGCCTTCTGCTTATCGTCTGAATCTTTTTGACCTTTGTTTAATTTGTCAGCCTGAGCCTGAGTAATTACACCATTTTTAACTAGAAGGTCAACTTGCTTTTTAGAATCTTTTTCTTGATTTTGATAAAACTTATCAATATCTTTAGACATTTTCGTATAAGCATCAGCAGTTGCTTTCTTAGCTTTTTCAAGTGATTTTTCATCGATAATATCAATATTTGATGACTTATTAATTTTATCTAAGAAACCTTGGTAGTCCTTGGAGAACTCTTTCATATCTTTTGTTGGTGCTTTAGGGTCGAACTTAACAACTGGTAGTTTTTCACTTTTTAGTGAAGATTCTTTTAATCCGTCATTAATCAAATCCCCAAGCTTTTTACCTAAGTTTTTACCACCCATTCCGCCGATCGCTGCACCAATTGCTGTACCGATACCAGGAGCGATAAGAGAGCCAATAGCTGCTCCTGCCGCTGCTCCACCGAGTGAGCCAGCAACTCCCCCAGTCTTTTGAGCTGTACTATCCTTACTGAGTAATTCAGCTCCTGCATTTATTCCGCCAGACAAGACTGTACTTCCGCCAACTGATCCAATAATTCCTAACAATCTCGGAATTAAGGAAGTAGCTTTTGATAAACCGCCAGAGGCAACAAGCGCTTCACCTTCAGCAGCTACTCCACCTTTTGTTACTGTTGAAGCAACTGTTCCAGCTTCAGCAGCGACACCTTTACCTATAGATGTTTTAATGCCTCCGCCAGATAATGCATCAGATAAAGCATTAATACCTGACATTATTTTAAGTTCATTATTAATTTTTTTAACCATCGATAGAGCATCGCCAATTTTATTAACTGCCCAAATACTAGCGAAAACTTTTGCTGTATTTACAACAAAATCTTTATGTTCCCCGATAAATTTTACGGTATCAACGAGCTTTTGAAATATTTCCGCAATCCAACTAGCTATTTCTTCAAGTCCTTGCTTGCCCTCTTTAGAATTAAAAGCCTTAGCCATTGAAGTGGCTGCGTCAGATAAAACTGGCAAGAACTTTTGACCAATCATAATTAAAACAGCCTCTCCAGCTGCTTTAAATTGTTTTAATTCATTTTGAGTAGATTGCATATTCTTATTTGCAAGATTAACAACATACCCTTGACCATCAGCTGATTTTTTAACCTTGTCATCGAGTTCGCCTAATTGCTTAACATTTTCAGAAAGAATTGCACCCGCTTGTTGACCAGTAGTTCCAAATAAAGCATGGAAGATTTGTCCTTTTTGGAATGAACTTAGTTTTTCTGTATGTTGGTTTAACAATCCGAAAATTTCCGTCATTGACTTCATGTTTCCGTTTTGGTCTACAAAATCTTTTGTGCTTAAACCAATTCCAGATAGTGCTTCAGCAGCATCTTTACTTGGAGATTGTAGTGAAACAATAACTTTTCTAAGTCCAGTACCTGCTTTATCAGCTTCAAGACCATTATTAGAAAGAATACCAATTGCAGAGGCTGTTTCTGACAAACTTAATTTGCTTTGATGAGCCGATGCCCCTACATACTCCATAGCTACACCCATATTTTGGAAATCAGTTGCTGTCATATCTGCTGCATAAGCCATCTGGTTAACAGCTTCTTTAGTATTTTTCGTCATACCTGCAACATCATTTGAACGCATCCCGAAGCTTTCAAGAGCAGCAGTAGAATTATGTACAACATCAGTAAAATCATCACCAGAAGCTACTGAAGCTTGCAACATTGTAGGTAATGCGGCCAACGCTTGGGAACTTGTATAGCCACGTTTAATAAGTTCTTGATATCCATCTGCTATTTCTTTTTGAGTTTTTCCATACTTAACAGAAAGTTCAGAACCCTGCTCTTGCATTTTGTTAACATTTTCTTGAGCTTCTTTAGCTTGTTCACCGCCAGTTACTAATAAGTTAAAAGTTGTTTTATATTGGTTTTGAAGTTCAGAGGCCATTTGTGCCCCCTTAACTGCAGCTGCACCAATTGCAGCAATCCCAAAAGCACTTTGATAAGCTGCACTTTTTACTTTCTGATATCCTGCTGCCATTACATCGGTAGCTTTCTCAGTTGTTCGATAAACAGTATTTAAACCTTTACCAATGAGAGACTCAGAATTAAATGGTTGCATCTTTGTAACTGCCAAGTTAGCTTCTAAGAGTTTATTTCTATAGTTTAATAATGACGAAGCAGCTTCATTTACCCTTGTTTTTTGCTTAACAAGCGTTTCTGAACTTGTACCCTCGGCAGCTTCTAAACGTTTAAGCTCAGTTACTTGGGCTCTATAAATCTCAGTTTGCTTTGCGTATGAAGTAGATAGGCCAGAAATTTCAGCTTTAGCAGCTCCCATTTTATTACGAGTTTTCTCATATAAATCAATTTGAGACTGCATGAGTTTATCATTAGCACTTAGAGATTTATTTAAATCTTCAATACCAGTTTGTTGATACTCATAAGCTGATTTTGCACGGTTTAATTGCCCTGTCATTGAGGCAAGAGAACGTTCTGCCGTGGTTAACTGAGCATTATATTTTTGATAAGCCTTTTCACCAGCATCAGTATCCCTATTGATTGTCTTCATACCTTCTGAAAGATTAGCAATATAAGCTTTTTGCTTTTCCATTGCTTCACTAAGACCTTCATAGCGATATTTTGATGCAGAAACAGCATCTCCAGCAGATTTAGCCTGTGCTTCATTAATCTGCCATTCACGAGTACTATCTTTAACTGCTGATTTTAAGCGGTTGATAGCCTCAACAGCCTTTGTTTCATTCAAGTCAATACCTGTGGTGACTGAATCAACCATTATATCTGTCATTTTTACTCCTTTCTAATTTTTGAGTATAAAAAAACGCCTAATTTATTTAGACGTTTTGTATTTTATTTTATTTTTTAATTATGGCAATAAAAAAGCATATGCTTCACTAATCAAATTTTCCATTTGCTGGCTATCTTTAAATACCATTGAAACTCTAGGATAATCCATAAAATTTGAAAATATATCTAAATGCCATTCATAATTACTAACAGAATTTGCGTTAGTGGTAAAATTTATTTTTCTTGTACCCATAGGATTCAAACCAATTGTTGTTCCTACTGTATTCCTTGTTTTACCTGATGATACAGATGTAGTTGTAGTACCAATTAAAACTCTTTCTTTTTGAACTTCTTTAATATCTTCTTTGGAGTATATAATTAAATTTCCGTTTAAAATTGAAAAATAAGCACAAAAATCATTATTATAAATAAAGCCAAAATCATGAGAAGCTATTCCTTTTGAGCCAACGAATTTCTTTTCAGTCAAAAAATTTGCGATATCCATGGTATAACTAGTAACCGAATTATAATAATTAATATTTGCTTTTTGTTCTCTATTTTTTTGAGATAGAAATCCTAGAACTCCACATGCAAATAATATTACTCCCCATATAAACTGTCTCGAAAGCAATAAAAACAAAAGAGAAATTACTATTAGTATAATAGACAGTACTCTTCCAGTTTTAGATTTCCGAAACTCAGATTGATTTTCTTTAATTGCATGTTTTCCTTCATCTGTTTCTTCAAATCTCGGGAAATAACTAAATATGTTTTCTTTTGATGAAACTTTACTTTGCTCTTCCATTTAAATCTCCAAAAATAATATTTTATGAAGTAATTATAAACTTATATTTATATTTATACAAGCTATTGTCCAAACATTTTCTTCAAATCATCAAATGAAGCCATCTTATTATCTTCATTCGCTTTAAACACATCAATTAAGTCATAATAATCATGATTATCTACTTGCTCTAATGTCCAGTGCCAATTTTCGATAATATTTTTTTCAAATAGTTGTAAGTCTATTAATTGGTTGTGGTGGTAGACTTTTCGTTCTTCAATGCTTGAACTTTTTTTTCGGCAGAGTCAACCTCCTCAGTAAACATAGTATCGATTTGATCATCATCATACCCTTGAAGTGAAAGAACAAGTTTAGATTGTAAATTCATAAATTGCCCACGGTCAAATTCTTCTAACTTATCTACTTCTTTTTTATTTAAACCTAGAATTTCAGTAATAAATTTTTCAGCATTATTAATTACTGACATATCATCAAGAGCGATTGCTTTGGTTAATTCTTCTAGTGTTCCATCCTGAACTGAAGCAAGTTTTTCTTGACTTTTTGCTAGTTCCAATTGGTAGGCATGCATTTTTTTAATGTTCTTAATTGAAGTTTTAACTTCAAATGATTCTTCTCTAATTTCTGGTAATGATAATTTCATTGTATATCTCCTCTATTTTACTTTTTGTAAAGGAATAGTCAGGTATCGAACCTAATATAATAGACCGTCTATCTATCCCATATAAAAAGCGGATCACTCCGCCATTTAATTATTAATGTCTAGTTGTAGTCGTTGTATAATTTATTAAACTCCAACTCCAGCATAACCATTAAATACATCTTTCATCATCACGTCTTCAGTAAATTTTGAATCTCCACCATCAAAGAATTTGACAGCTTCTCCGCCCCAACGACTTACAGAGAATGCAGTAAATGTCAATGCGTCATCAACACGAACAACTGTATTAGTATTTGTTTGCAAGTTCATTGCTGTTTCGTTCATTTTACCAGCAGCAAAACCAACATATTGTGGCTTCGCAGTACCGATTGTAGTTGTTTGAATCAAGGCTGCTACTTTTGGAACATTTCCTTGTGTATAACCACCTTTAGTATCGTTTACACGACCAAGCAATTTGTTTTTAATATCTACTGGTAGACCATTAAATGCAAAGGCTACTGAAGGAGTACCTTTTGCAATATCTGCATCTACTTGACCATCATTACCATAAATCATTGTTGGAGCGCTTGATAAATTAGTGATGTTTGCAGTTTTTGTACCTAACATTTCATCAGTAATTGGGAAGACTCCATTGGTAGATAAACCAGTTTCTCCTTTAAGGATCACTCCTTTATCATCCAATAGAGCAAGTGTAACCATTTTTAAACCTTTTGTTGCCATTTTAAATTCCTTTCTTAAATAAAAAACGAGTTAGCTATTTGCTATCTCGCTTAACGTCATGATGCGTTGCACCGTTAAATTTTTAATAATTTGCCCTGTATCAGGGTCTATATAGTGACTTTTTGATTGCGCAATAAGCCAATCATTATTTATAAATGATTTCATCAGATTAATTTCGCTTTGAACAATATTTATACCAGAATCTTCAGCGTTCGAGTAAAAGATTTGAATATAAACACCATACATGAGTGAAATAAAATCTGAGTTACCATAATCACTTGGTCCATTATCAGATTCTGTCAGTAAAACTTGCGTTTCATTACTAGAATCTAATTTTTCACTAGGAATAGAATCAAGAAAGATTTCATCATGCGGAAAGTCACTAGCTGCAATTATGTCTTGAACAATTTCAACTGGCCTTTTCATAAGTTACTCTCCTTCTTTTTTCTATTAATAATTTTCCTCATTGCTTCAGCTTCAGCTTTTAATATTCCTTGCTGAACAATAGGGTTTTTTCTTGTTTCTTCAATAAAATGATCTGCATGAACTGCAACTTCACCAGGCTTTTTGTACTTTCTTCCAGAACGTGTTGTGAACTGAGGAAAGCGACTACCATTATTAATGATATTGGCAATATATCCTTTTGTATGAGTACCTTTTTCCGTACTTCTTTCCCATCCAACAACACTTTGACCATCTTTAACACCGTCAATATTCTTATTTTTCATAACAATACTATCTGCTAAATGTGGATCTTCTCCAGTATCACGATGACGGTAGTGCCTATTTCTAACTTCATAAGCCAATGCTTGCTCAAAAACTTTAGCGCCCGCCTTTGTAACTTCGGCTTTATCTTCTACACTCATCTTTGTACTTAATTCTTCAGCTCTATCGACAATAAGCTGCATCGCATCATAAAACGAAACCATATTAAGCCCCCTTCTTCTTCGCTTGGAGAGTTAAAATATCAAATTTAATAAGCTTTGCAGATTCATCTGAAGAAATATTAATAATGTTGTAAAGAACATCATCTATTTGAACACACATTTTCTTTGAAACTAGCTTATTATGTCTAATTGCAATGTCGAATGTATCAGCCGTAGTTGTACCAATTATCTGAAATTGAAGCGCAAGTGATCTCATTTTAGCCGCAAATCGAACATTTAAAACCGTTGCTGGGTCAATTTTTTCAATCTTGCCTCCAGTTGGAGTAGTTACTGTTTTAGTAACTCCAATCTTACATTTTCTGTTAAAATCATTCGGTTTGTAAGTTTTGACCATCTTGCGCCTCCTTCCACGAAGAATAAAGACCTCTCAACTGACCAACCATGTGATCTACAGCCGTAGTTGGCGGCATAGTCGTAGAACGATTAATCCACAAATCCATAGAATAGCTAAGAACAGCTACATCATAAATCGGAGAAACGTTTTCTACACTGAAAAATGGATTGTCAACTGTATCAGAACTCACTGCATTTTTCACATATGCTGTTGCTGTATTAAAATAAATTTTAAGTTGTGGTTTGCGATCATCATCTTCTGATAACTGATCTAGTAAGTCATCAACAGTTACACTCATTTAAATACCTCCTGATTATACGGCAGTAGACGTTGTAGTTTTGAAGTTACCTACTTGGTCTGCAATTGCAGTAAATGAACCAGCAACTAAAGCTTCTGAGTCAGTGGCTTTAACATCGAAGCGATCGATTACACGGATTTTAGTAGTATCAGTTTCAAATGCACCAGCACCAATATTTGTTGGAAGTAATGACATGTTTTCACGGTCAAACAATGTAATAGCTTGTGACATATCTCCATAATAAAGTGGATAAACTGGAGCATTTGTTGTTCCACCACTTGGCAACCAGCGGTCAGCCACCATAACAACTTGCTTACCTTGAATCAACATGCGTTGTGGTTGTGAAGGGTCTGGTTGCAACAAGTAGTTACCCGTTGCGTCCTTTACCTTATGAAGTGCATTGCAACCAGACACATTGGTCAAGAAGAATGATGTTGACAAAATAGCAGGGTCAACACCAGTATTAGCAAGGTCAATCAAATCATCGAATTTAGCGATTGTTGGTTTTTTAGGTGCTGCTTTCATTACTTCGATAATCGCTTGGTTACGAGTCACAACCACTTTCTTAGCAATCCAGCTTGATAACCATGCAAGAATATTTTCTGCTGTATCTTTAAGCAAAGAGTTTGTAGCTGTGATAATACCTGCATAACGTTTAATCAAGTATTTGATGATTGTCAAACGTGGATTATCAAGATCAGGAATTTTTCCATCTTCTTCATCCATTGCTTTCAACGGAGTTACATCAGTCCATTTTTCATATACACGACTACCGTTTGAAGTGGAAACACTCTCAACACGTACATATTGTTGTAGTGAGTCATATTGGCGAACCAATGTGTTAATCGTAGTACGGATATCTTGCGGAATAGTAAGTCCAGCAGCGCTCTCATTTCCGCCAGATCCATTTGTATCACCAGATGAAACAGTATTGAGAAATGCCACAGGATTACGAACCATATTTACGAAATCGGAAACAAATTGGTCTTTAAGGTTATTTTCTTTTTTACTAAGTGGTGCTTTATCTTCTTCACGCATATTAACTACTTGCTCAGCTTGAGCTTCAACAAGTTGTTCTCTCAATGCATCGCGGCGGACTTTTTCATTATCACGTTTATTTTTTAATTCTGACATAGCCTCTGCTGAAAAATTATCATCATTAAGAGCCATGTTGATTTGGTCATTAAAGTCTGTGACTTTATCTCCTGAAGCAATCCATGCTTCGTTCAATTGATTTACTGTTAATTTAACTCCCATTTGAGTCTCCTTTATTTTTCTAATAAAATAGCCAACTTACGAGAACGTAAATCAGCTTGTTTGTTTTCTATAATTGGTTCTTCTTTCGGAGGGTTATTCCGATTTTTGAAATTCATGAAATTCATAAATTCATTAAGTTTATCAGCAGTTGGAATATTGCCGATTGAGTTAGAAAATACTGGTTTATTAGCATCTACAAACATAATATTATCTGCAAATCCTTTATCAACTGCATCTTGAGCTGTCATCCATGTTTCGTTAGACATCAACTGCAATAAGTCAGATTGTTTCATACCAGTTTTTAATTCATAAGCTGCAGCAATAGATTGGTCAACGCCATTTAAAACTTTAGCTTCTTGCTCAAAGTCATCAGCATTTCCTTGGCTACCACTCATAGCCTTATGAATCATCAATTGGGCTGTAGGAGAGATATTTACTGTATCTCCAGCCATTGCAATTACTGATGCTGCAGATGCTGCCAACCCTTGAATATTTACAGTTACAGGTTTACCATTCATCTTAATAGCAGTATAAATCTCAGAAGCTGCAAATACATCTCCGCCATTAGAAGCGATATTTAAAACAATTTCTTCATCATCAGCATTTACTAAGGCATCATTAACTTTAGATGGACTTGTATAATCGATTCCAAACCAGTCATACATCATTCCGTAACTATTATCAACTACATCTCCTTTAATGTCGATTACTGTCATCATTTACCTCCTTTCTAAGAATAATCACCATGACCACCTCCTTTCCTATGGTACTGGCTCATTACTTTGGCCAGTTGTCTTTTTATTTGTATTTTCAGGAGCTGGTAGGTCTTTAGGAATATATCCTGCTTCTTGCAAGACAAATGTAGCTTGATTTTCAGCCAATGCACCCCATCTTGTAGCAGTACTAATAGTAGATAAGTAATTATCACCAAGAGGGTCAATAGCTGGTCTCATGTTAACGCTTATGTGGTCGCTTAACTTATACTCCAATTCACTTATAGCAGGTCTTAAATAGCGATTTAATGCACTTGCGTACATTCCACTTATTTGTTGAATTGAGGATTGTTGGTCACCTTGTCCACCAATATAGCTGTCAGGAAGCCCATATACTTTGGCATATTGCTTAGAAGTCCAATCTGTTTGTGATAATAATTGAGCTACATTTGATTTAATTTCTAGTGCAGTAAATTCTTCAAGGTCATCTAATACTACAGGACCACCACTTCTTGAACGTTTCATAAACGAACGAGAACGAGATGCTTTATCTTTATCACTAAGAAGCCCACCACCTTTAACAGTAAGTACACCAGGAACATTTAATGAACTATTCAATGAACTAATTGTTAATCTATCAGAGGCTCTTTGGATTTTTGATTCACGTCTCAAAGAGTAAAGTGGACTAATACCAGTTTTACCACCATCAATAGATAGTAGTTTCATATGAATCAAATTGCTCTGTGGAGCTTGTAAAATAGGTTCTATCTTAGGATCATCAAAAGTGATGTTATAATACATTCCGTTTTCATACTCGAAATAATAAGTATTTACTTGAGATGGCCTTAAATATTCCCATTTCATATCAGCGCCATTAGCATTTCTCCAACGATAAGCGAATGCTTCGCCTCCTAAAAGCAACTGTGCAAACATTGATTGCCAAAATCCATGTTTATTAGCATTAGTACTTGGATTATCAATGATTCCTTGATTCTTTTTCTTTTCAGCATTGATTTTAACTATTGCTAAATCACTAGATAGTTGCAAGATAATAGAAAATAAGTCTGAATTTCTTAATGCTGCACGAGCTGAAACCCATTCATTATTATCACCAAGCAAACTTTCCATTATTTGAGCATCATTTCCATCTGGAAAATAGCTTTGAACACTACCAACTTCTGGCGGATCATTTGTTTGGTTGATAAAGTTTAATATTGGCAAAATCAATTACCTCCCTTCTTTTCTATAAACTCGGAAATTAATCCTGCTAAAATAAAAACAACTGATAAAGTAATTCCTCCAGCTGTTATATTCCACATAAACATTGTTACTGTTATGGTTACTGCAAAAGCAATAAACATAAGTACATCAAATATTTTCCAAATTAAAGAAAATAAGTTTTTAAAAATCTTCATTTGTTTCCTCCATAAATATTTAATTTAGGAGTAACAAAATGATGAATAATTTCTAAGTTATCATCAAATACGATTTCTTCACTATAGTTATATTTATTTTCTCCAATAGCGATTTTTTTATTTTCTATTGAAATATTTCCGCCACTACTTCTTGCGACTTCAATTAAATTACCTACTTTTTTAAAAATCTTCATCAAATCCCCAATCATCATCTATTTCGTCATCAAGGTCTAATAAGCCGGATTCTTGGCTAGTAACCCATTCTTTTACTTGTTCTGGTGTCATATGCTCAACTTGCCAACTCTTGTCATTTGCCATACCATAATCCTCAAAGTGATACATCCCTTGAAATAAAGCATCAATAATCGCATCAACAACGTCAATTTTTAAAGTTGCTTTTCGTTTATCTACCTGTATTCCTATTGAATCTTCACGTAAAACCGCATTTAACAGCGATTTTTCCATGATTTTATCATCTAGCCTACTAATAGAGCCCTCCACAAATAGTTTTTGTAAAAATTTTGTAGGGTCTTTCAACTCACTCGTTCTTTGACGGATAGGTTGTAAATTATAGCCCGTATTATTCATGAGCATTTGAATTACTTTAGTGATACCCATTGCATCATAACCAAAAAAGATAACATCCAATGCGTTATCTTCAATATAATTAACAATCCATTCATAAACCTCATCATCATTGATTAGCCCTTGTTGGTGGCTTGTGACTGTACAAAAACCATATTTTTCTAGTTCTCTATAATTAATACCATCTTGTTTTTCTTTAGCATCAATTGAACCTGCTCTTTGGAATGGAACAAACGAATGCTGTTCAACATGCCACTTAGGCTTTCCTTCATCATCTAAATAAGGAAAAACGAAAGCAATCGCTGTATTATCTGACATCATTGAATAGTCAATACCTATATAACAGCGTTGCCCATGAATGCTAAATTCAGGAATAATAGCTTTTTCAACATCAGCAAGATTTAAGTAACTATCAACATCTTGCTGAAGCCACATATTAAGGTTTTTAGTTTGAAAATCATGTAGTGTCCCTTGTAACAAGTCACTGTTTCGTTTGTCAATCAATCCTTTTAATAAAATATCTTTTTTATCTTCCAATTCAAGAAGAGGGTTTGATTTTACCCAAGTTTCTGGCTCGAATGTTTCTGATAAATCATCTTGCGCCCATACCAAACACAAAGAAGTATCTGCTTCTCTATCCCAATCTTTCTCCATAGCTTCTTGAAGTGTTTTTTGGTCCTTCCTAAAAGGAACGCTAGGGTCTGGATAGGAAGTTGAAATTTGTACAAACTGATGATTTTTAACCAAAACTTGTCCAGAAACAATTTTAGAAATTTTTTCTCTATTAGTTACCTCTCCGATTTCATCAAAAATAGCAGTTGTAAAGTGAAAGCTATCATATTGACCAGCTTCATGAGAAATAGCACGAATTTTATTATTCATTTTCTTCATGACAACTTCATCATTCAGAATAGAACGATCAGTCAAACCTGTTTCAGCAGCAATTGTTTTAAATGGTTCAATTTTTATAACTGTCTTAAGCATCGTCTTAACATATCCAAACAATTTGCTTGTCTGTTTAAAGTTTATCGAGGAAACTAAAAAGTCCTGATTTGATAAACCAAGACTTTCAAATAAAAATGAATAAACCATCAAAATTGCTAGAATATAAGTTTTACCTTGCCCACGAGATACTGATATTATAGCGACGGTAAACCTTTTTCCACCTTCGCTATTCCTCCAGCCTATCAGCATACACATAATGAATTTTTGCCAAGGCATTAGCTTGGTTGGTTCGCCTGTATCAACATTCGGGACAACTGAAGCAACTTTTAGTAAATTTTTTATTTCCTTTTTAGAGTATCTGTAAGGAAAATCTTCACGTCCAGTTCTTTGAAGGTCTCTTAAATGCCTAAATGCTGCTAATTTTGTTAAGTACCCAGATTTTGTTATACCGTCTAATACTGCGAATGCATATCTTGTGCCAGGGTCTCTATATTTAGCACGTATTCCTGAAAAATCAATACTATGATAAGCTCCTAAGACGTCGTGGTCCTGCGTTAAATCAACTTTAAATTCAATGATAAGATTATTCATTGTTTTTGTAGGAGCTAACTCAGTAATCATCATCATCACCTCCATCAAAGAACGCCTTCATCTTATCTTTAGTACTTTTTTCATTCGTATCTTGCATGTTAAGCTCTATCAATTCAGAACGTGATTTTGGTGATAAACCTAACTCAGAACCAATCTTTGTAAGATTTTTTATTGCATCCGAGTAAATTTGAGTCATTGGATTACGTTTAAAACCTTGAAATTGTCTGTCAATAATTTCACCAGTCATATCTTGAACTGGTTTATAAATTTCTTGAACCTCACCATGTTTTTTAAGATGTTCGTATGAATTTCTATAAATTTCATACTGAGTACAGTACATTTCAACTAAAAACGAATCAATCTTATCAACTGGCTTTTGTTCCTCAAGAAAGGGAACAGTTTTACGCCAACAAGCACTTGCGAGAGGAGAAAGGTGCTTAGGTGCACGATAGGACAACTTCCCGTCATTACTGTCTTTGAACTTCTTAGCTGTCATTTTTTCTCCTTTCTTTTAGTGTTTTGACCCCCCCTATATAAAAATTTTCAAAATTGGGTTTTCACGCAAGACGATACCTATGTGTGTGCTTTCCCTTTAAAAATATACGGGGGAGGGTTATTAAAAATTATCGTTCATTTTTTTGAAAATCAGGGACATCTTTTACATTTTTTATGGGGATTACATTTTTAGTTTTATTTCCGTAACCAGTTCCATAATAAATTTGTTCCCACTTAGTTTTCCTTGTGTGGCATTTGCTACAACAGAAAGCCAAGTTATCCATGATGGTCTTACCATTCAAGTCAAACTCAACAGGCACGATGTGGTCAACTATCTTACCAGTTCTTACTCTGTTGTGTGCTTTGCAGTACTGACAAAGGAAGTTATCTCTACGTCTTACTACATCACGTATAGACTTCCATTGCTTGCTTTGATAGAACTTATTCTGCTCTACTTTAATATCGCTATACTCACGCTTACGTTTGTTATAGTCCTTATATCTTTTTGTATTATCAGTACGATTAGTCCATCGCTCCCTGCTTGCTTGATATGCTGCTTCTTTATCAGCGTGCTTAGTACAATAGTGCAGTGGTCTAACAACTACAGCGTGGCAGTTAGGCTCACGACAGCGTCCAGTCATTGGCATGTTATTTAGCTATCTCCTTAATTAACACTATATCATCAGCTCTAAGCAAGTATTCACCTGCAGCAATCCATGGCATACCATTGCTTAATTGAGATACAATTGATCCCCATTTTTTATCGCTATATTCAATCTTACAATCACCGTATTTAGTCTCAACATAAATCATCTTACGTTCTTTTGGTTTCATAGGAGCATTAGTTCTTTTAGGTCGTTCAAGATCCATCTTATTCCTCCAACAATAAAAGGCTGCCCACTGGACAACCTATAATAAAATAGCCAGCGTTAACTGACTAATAAATAATTTAAATATTTTTCCATGCATCGGTATTAAGCAATGCAATTGAATAGCAAGATAGAGCCACGAACTCTATAACTTCTATTAGCGAAGTCGTTTCTATTTCTTGCTTACCAATTCCTTTTATAGTCAACTACTGTCAATCTATCGTAATAATAGACTGGTTCACTGACTTTAGTGAAGGCTAGACTATCGAATCTATTTAATAATACTCCGTCAGTATTAACCGATGGCTGTTAGTATAGCAGAACTCATTTAACTATGTGAGGTAAAGACATAGCACCAACAATATAGCAAGTCAGGGAGTCGAACCCTGAGCGCCTACGTTTCCGTTCCGTACTTGCTACGCTGTAAGCCCTTGACTCCTAGAAAGTCCTATGGGTTAGTCAGCAAAGTCTATGACGAGATAGACACCATGAAATAACCCCGTTGTGAATGTAACGACAATCACTATACAGTCGCAAGTTACCTTGCTGTTTTTATGGATTCAAACCAAGGGAATATTATTATCAACCCATTATGTGACTGAGTGAGATTCGAACTCACGCCTCTGCATTAAAAGTGCAGTGTCTTAACCCCTTGACCATGCAGCCACTAATATGAAGCAAATTCAAACCGATACTTATGATATTTGTGCTTTTGCCTTTTACTTCATAATACAAGTATATCAGCAAAAACAAGGGTTGAGGTTCCGTTTTTAGGCAATTTCGATTCTTTTTTTGCCTATTTTGTCCCTCTCAAATTAAGTGAATAACAAAAGAATAGATGTCATTCCTAAATTTATAATAAGCAGCTTTAGCTTTCTTCTGTGGAACTTCAAATCCTTGAACATCCAATTCTTGCATTACTTGATACCAGTATCTGCCATTATATCCTTCACATTTTAGTCTTATTACCTCTTTTTCGACTTGAATCAAAGGTAGATACCAGATATCTATTTGTCTTATCAATTCTCTTAATCTGATTAATTCCTCATCATTTTCAAGCGCTTCTTTATTTAAAACATGACTTTCAGGTTCAGAACCGCCAGAATAAGCCGTACGAATACCTAAGTTATCTACTTTTTGTTTATAAAGATATCTACTTTCAATTGATTTTATTCTGGCTTCAAGTCTGCCATTTACGTAATCTCCAATAATTCTATCTAACTTATCTGCCATTCATCAAATTCTCCTTTTGTGGTATAATTAAGTTAGAAAACTTCTTGCCGAAGCCCATTGCAGTGGGCTTTTTTGTTTAATTAATTAATTTAAAATATAACGAGATTAGAAACGCAATCCCAAATAATATATTAAAGGTTGCAGTCCCAATACTTATTGGACTTCTTGGCTTTCCAATTGCGTAAGGTGTAATGAACATTCCAAGAATCAGGAATAGCACGTAGGCTAAAATAATTATATTTGCAATCATTTCTTTTCTCCTTTAATCCCTGCGTCAGTAACAATAAATGTATCGTTATCTCCCATATAGACTGAAATCTTATTTCCGGTTTTATTATCGGTTAAATCAACTTTACGACCAGACATTTTATAAGAAAATGAACCTGTATATTCATAAAATACATCTCCCTTATAATCTTTAATAATGATAGTACGCTGTTGATTCATATCATATTCAATTTTGAGATTCTTCTTGGCCATGTTATATGACGATGAATTAGTATAATTATGATAATATGATGAACCGGATAGTCCAACTAAAGTTAACGCTACTAAAGCTACTAAAACAAAAACTCCATAAGCGACATTATTTTTTCTGTTTTCGCGTAATACTGAACCTAGAATAAACAATCCTAAACCTAGTAATACTCCGATTACCCAAATAATTGTCCAGATAATCCATGACGTTGGTGTTGGTGTGATATAAAACATTTTATTTCTCCTCCAGTTGAGTTTAGCGAGTTCCTAGCTCAGTATGATATAATTTGTTAGACCATAAAAATTATCCATAAAACTTTGTTCTATTAAGCTCGAACCTGGTCAGTTCGGGCTTTTTTTGTTATAGTTAAAGATTTTTTAATAAATCAAATTTTATAGTCATCAATTAATCAGTAGTATAATGAATGTGACCATTCAATAGTAACTAATAATTTTTACAACAACCGCTCAAGCTTGGTCAGCTTGGGCTTTTTTTGCGTTCAATTATCCTTCCATAAATAGAGAAACATAATCAAGATATAAAGAAATCTCCTTGTTTCAATCAACCCCCAATTTCTTGATACGTATTCAAATATTAAGTAAATGATAGATAAACAAGTTCCTCTTATTAGTCCTTTAATAATCTTATCTTTCATCTCCACCTCAATCCATATGTTTATCAAGCCATTTTTCAGGGAACACGTTCTCAGACTCGTCAAGGTCTGAGCGGTTGATTTTATTTTCAACACACCATTGACACTGACAGACTTTTACTTTTGGATTCTTCGGAGCAACAACCCAAACATTTTCTTTGCATCTATAACAGTACAAATAACAAGAATGTCTATATTGATGTTCTTCTTTTGTTTTATGCCCGAACAGCTTACACAAAAGTTTCATTTTCTATTCCTCCACCATTTTTTAATATCATTTTTGAAAATGAATATGATAAAAGCCATGATAATAAGTCCCCAAATTGGAATAGCAATCATTGCTGCTTTTATGATTCGTATTAATAATTCTTGCAATTCATTATTCATTCAATCCCTCCCCACCAGTCATTGACCAGCGATATTAGTTTGTCGGTATTTTTCCATAACTTTGGGATATTTACTAACAAATTTTAATTGTTCTTGATGTAAACGATCAGACCAATGGGAAAGCCTATCAATTTCTGCTAAAGTACTCAACTTTTGGTAGATCTCTTTAATGTAAAACTCTGCATTTCCTACTGATTTCCAGTGTGCTGATGTTCTAACTGTATTCCCATTTTCAGCAAGTTTTTGTGCGTTGATATCCGCATTTTCTTTTTTCGTCATCAGACTATCAATTTCTTTGAATATAATCTTTAACAACTTTATTTGGTAGTTTTGTACTATTTCCTCTGTTGTTGTCACTTATTTCTCCCCAGTGCTACCAAATCCACCTGTACGCTTTCCATTTGCGTTGTCATCGTCTGTTGTAAGGTATTTGACAAATACCCCTTGCATTATTCTTTGACCTTTAGAAATGGTTACAGGCTC